AACAAAGGTTGTCTATGTTACAGGCAACCATGATGAGTTTTTACGACCAATGATACCATATGGTCTTACATTTGGTCAAGTAGAGATATGTAATCAAATTGAACACATTGGTATTGATGGTAAACACTATCTTGTAACACATGGTGATTTGTTTGATGGCATTACAAGAATTGCTAAATGGTTATCTTTTTTAGGTGATTCGGCATATGATTTTGTATTAAATCTAAACAGTAAGTTTAATTGGTGGCGACACAAATTTGGCCTTAGTTATTGGTCATTAAGTCGTTATCTAAAATATAAAGTCAAACGAGCCGTAGATTTTATGTTTCAATTTGAAAGAAATCTTGCAACACATTGTAAGAAAAAAGGATATGATGGTGTTATCTGTGGGCATATACATCATGCAGAGATAAAAGAAATTGATGGCGTAATGTATATGAATGATGGTGATTGGGTTGAATCCTGCACCTCATTAGTAGAACATATGAATGGTAAATGGGAAATTATAACTTGGACAGAATTAATACAGAATGAAAAAAATATTAATAATAACTGATAACCTACCAGACCAAGTCAATGGTGTTGTTACGACCTTTACAAATATTGAGAAGAATCTTGTTTTGGATGGGTATAGCGTTTTATACCTTAATCCCAGGCAGTTCAAGTATTTTGATTGTCCAGGCTACTCTGAAGTTAAACTTAGCCTTCCTTGGAAAATCGGCCAGAAGATTAAGGAGATGGATGCGGATCATATACACATCGCCACGGAAGGTCCTATTGGTTTGTTTGCTCGATTTTATCTTAACAAACATAGGATTGTTTACAATACTTCTTATCATACTAAATTCCCTGAGTTTTTAAAAAAGATATATGGCATACCTGAAGGCATTACATACAAATACCTAAGATGGTTTCATAAAGATTCCAAACAAGTGTTGGTGCCAACAGAAGAATTAAAAAATGAATTGGAAGAAAAGAAATTTAAAAATTTAAAAGTATGGACAAGAGGCGTTGATACAAAAATTTTTAATTCAAAAAGGCGTTCATTAGTTCCAAACGGACAAAATTACATTGTATGCGTAAGTCGTGTTTCAAAAGAAAAAGGATTAGATGATTTTTGTCAATTAAAAGGCAACAAAGTATTGATTGGTGATGGACCATATCTCAACACACTTAAAGAAAAATATCCAAATGTTATATTTCTTGGAGTTAAAAAAGGTGTTGAATTGGCAGAATGGATTGCAAATGCAGATGTGTTTGTATTTCCATCAAAGACCGATACATTTGGTATTGTGATATTAGAATCAATTGCATGTGGTACGCCTGTGGCATCATACATACAACCAGGTCCTTTAGAAGTTATAGAACCAATGTATAATGGAATGTATAGTGATAATTTACAACATTCGGTGACGGCATGTTATCAGATTAATCGCAATGAAGTTTATAAATCGTCCAAAAAATGGACATGGGAAAATTCAACAAAACAATTTAAAGAGGCATTAGCATGAAATTTTATCTTCTCTTAGCATTAACAGCTGCAATTGTATTACCGGCTCACGCACAAAAAACACCACAAGGGGTAACCTATGACGCTCAGATTGTCCGTGTAAATGACGGCGATACTGTTGTCATAGCGGCACCTTTTCTTCCTGCGCCACTCAAGCCTGAACTTGCAGTTAGAATCTACGGCGTTGACACACCAGAAAAAGGATTTAGAGCTCAATGCCCTTCTGAAGATGCCAGAGGAAAAGCCGCTACTGAATTTACAAAAAACGCAGTTACAAAATCCACTAAGCGTCAAGTTACGCTCTACGGCTGGGATAAATTCGGCGGTCGTGTATTGGGAGATATTGTATTAGATGGTCAGTCACTACGCACAGGTTTAATTCAAAATGGTTTCGCTAGAGAGTATTTTGGTGAAGCAAAACAATCATGGTGTAACTAATGGCATCTCTACATCATATTTGCGATAATTGCGGTTCTGAATTCACAATCAAATACGATGAGAATCAAGCAGAAGATTCACCACATTATTGCCCATTTTGTTGTGAAATGATTGTTGATATTGACGATTATGAGGAAGAAGATGAATAAGTACCAGTATGACATGGTACTTTCATAATACACCACAAGAGTTTACAGAAGAAGATATAAACGACAATTTTGGATTCGTCTATCTTATTACGCACAACCCAACAGGCCGCAAATACATTGGTAAAAAATTCTTTACCAAAGCGGCCACTCGCCAAGTCAAAGGCAAACGAAAAAAGATTCGTAAATCCTCTGATTGGGAAAACTATTGGGGTTCCAACAAAAAACTACAAGAAGAAGTTAAAGAAAACGGGAGTGGAAACTATACCCGTGAGGTTCTGCATCTTTGCAAATCCAGAAGTGAGTGTAGTTATTGGGAAACATTTGAGATTTTCAGTCGCCATGCACTAATGAGTGATGCTTATTATAATGAGTGGGTGAGTTGTAAGATTCGTAAGGACCATGTATTCAAATCTTAACGGAGGACACCAATACTTATAGTTTTTAATGACCTAGTAAGTCAGCAAAAAGGTAAAAATTAACAATAATCGCCGAAAAGGACTACGCATGGCTCGTAAGCAAGTAGCAAATACTGAAGTTATTAACACAACAGCCAAATCAACCAATCATCTGAAAATACGGATTGATGACTTAAAAACATTCGAACCTCTTACAGAAAATCAAAAACTATTTTTTGATGCCTACAAAAGACAAGACTACTTCATCGCACTTCACGGTGTGGCAGGTACAGGTAAAACATTCTGTGCCTTATACAAAGCAATTGAAGAAGTCCTTGACAAAGCAAATCCATTCCACAAAATCATTATCGTAAGGTCTGCGGTGCAAAGCCGTGAGATTGGTCATCTGCCTGGTGATGTAGATGAGAAGATGGATATCTACGAACAACCATATCGCCAAATCTGTCATACACTCTTTGGTCGCCACGATGCATATCAACGATTAGAAGAACAACACCACATTGAGTTTATCAGCACATCATTTATTAGGGGAATGAGTTTTGACGATGCAATTATTATTGTGGATGAAATGCAAAATATGAACTTTGAAGAAATTGATACAGTAATGACCCGTGTTGGTTATCGTTCAAAGATTATTTGGTGTGGTGATTATCGACAAACTGATTTAAATAAAAAGAAAAATGATGTATCAGGTATTCTTAAATTCTTTGATATTGCTCATCATATGAAGGCATTTACAAGAATTGAATTTACTGCCGATGATATTGTGCGGTCGTCATTGGTTAAAGATTATATCTTGGCAAAAATGCGATACGAAGATGCCGTTTCATAAGGTAAAAAACTTAGACCTTTGCCTCTAAACCATGTTGCAATGCAATATAATAAACTAAATAAGATTGTGATGCTTAATCAAGGTCACATCTTATCATTTTATTAATCGTCTAAAGGAGATTTACCATGCTATCATACGCAAATTCATTTATCGACACCGTTCAAGGTGCAAAAACTCAATTTTTGAACACAGTCGTTACCGAAAAATCAGTTCGTGAGCCACTACAAGCATTTGTTGATGCTCAAACTTCATTTGCAAAAGAAATTGCAAAAATTTCTGATACAGTTTACAATCAAACAGTTTCCCAAGTAGAAAAATTTACTGCGAAGAAAGTATGAAAAAATTCTTACGCTCAGTATATCTTTTCTTTAAAGGTATTGGTTATGCTCGTGCAGCTTCAATGCACGCTCGTATGGGTGACCATAAAAAAGCAGTTGAAATTATGAAAGAATACGAGAAATGCAGGTAAATAACTGGATACCTATGACCGATGAAGATTGGGATTGGGTTAACGGAAAAGTACCAGTTCCAAAGTGAGGTTCTTCGGTTGCATACATAATCATATGCAGCCGAAAACCCGACCAATTCCATCAAAGCGCCACCTTGAAGTGTCCGCAAAGACTAAATCATGGCATCCAGTCGAGCGCAATGGCTGGATTATCAAGTTCTCTCAATACAGAGATTCCAATATACTTTTATTCATAGTTTCCAGATTTACTGGCCAAACTATTGTTCGGTATTTCCCACATGAAGATGAAGCGGTATTGTTCATCAATATGGTGGTCGAATTAAGTGCCGATGAGGTTTACGACCTATAAATACATAAATAGAAGATAAATTATTCAACCTCTGATAGAGATAAAATATGCCTATTTCACAAATAGTTACGAATTCAATTGCCAATAATGCGGTAACAGCGGCAAAACTGGCATCCGATGCTTTTAGTGCTCAAATATTCAAACCATCAATTACATCACCAGCAAACAATGCTACTGCAATTTTAGATACTCAATTATTTACTGCATCACCATATTTGTCATTATATGGTCGTTCACAAGCCAATGCACAATGGGAAATATCCACTTCTCAATCATTTGCATTTATTAATGTAAATAGCACAATTACGGGTTCAAATACTCAATTTCAAGCCAACTCTGATTCTGGTTTAGTAGCAAATAC